TTCGTATTAATTCTAGTTGAGTTTCTTAACGCAGGAGGAATGTATTTTTCCATTTTGTGGATTAACTTAAATAAACCTTTACGGTTTGTTGTTTTATTGATTTGTTTTGTTTTATTTTGTTTTATTTTTGGGTTACCAGACATTCTTAGAGGAAATAGTAATAACTTTATTTTTCAATTTTTTTTAAATTATATATATATATGGATCAGTATGAAAAAAAAATGAAAAATACTTTAGGTTACATTTTAATGTTGAGTTTAAGTTTAGTGACAGCAATAAATATATTTTATTTTAAGTTTACAAAAATAAAATTTACTTCAGATAACTTTTTAGCACTTTTGCCTTTTAATCTAATCTTACTTAGTTTATCCTTAAAACTTTTATTAGTAATATATATAAATATTTTAAAATAGATTTTTTTTTATTAAAACTTTAATATTATTAAAAATATTACTTAATTTTTTATTATAAATTATGTACTCTTTTTTATCATATAATATTGTGTAAATATTTGATATTATATTTGCTATTTTTTTTAACCTATGTATATCTTTTTTTTCATTAATTTTATTCATCTTATATAAATCTAATAAATACTTTCCTGAATATAAATTTACATTTTCATCAAACATATTCATTATTTTACTATCATTAGATAATCTAAAATCAGATTTATCAAATAAACTACATATTGACTCAAATATCTCATATTCATTTCCATCTAATAAACCATTAATTATAATTGGTAAGAAAAATGCATTATTATCATAATTTCTACATGACCAAATTATTAATGCATTATTCTCTTTTCTAATATAATTTTTGCTTTTTAATTTATTTAAAATTAATTGTTTATTATCATTATACTCTTCATAAGTATAATCTCTTAGTGTATTTGTAAATAAACGTTCTACATCATTTCTATTATATTTTTTAAAATAAAATGGTAATGGTAAAAATTCATTATTCGGATTTTTACCTGTTAATTTATTATACTTATTTCTTAATATATCTTTCCAATTAACACCTGCAAATACAACATGTCCTTCTCTATCAATACCTCTTCTACCTGACCTACCTATCATTTGATTTGCTAAAACTGGATCAATTATCTCTGTATCTTTTTCACCTAACATAACAACAGTTTTAATAGGTAAATTAATTCCAAAACCTAAACTTTCATCAGATATTACCACAGGAATTTTTTTATTTGAAAATAAGCTTTGTGCAATTCTCTGAAAAGGAACCTCCATATCTTTAAAATAAGGTATTATACCCCGTTCAATTCCAATTAAAAAAGGATGTGTGTAATTTATTTGTGTCTTCAATGTATTCTTTAACTCTCGTCTGACTTTTCTCATATATGAAGAATCAATACCCATATTATTAAAACAGTACTCAGGATGAGGTCTATTTTTATCAACATGATATAAATTATCTTGACATAATACATTTTCTAAATCTTTTAAATAATATTTTTCATAAAATATTTTTACCTTATCACTATAATCATCATTTTCTTTTAATTTTTCAATTCTTCTGTTTATCATTACAGTATACTTTTCTTTCATTTCATTTAATAGTTCATATTCAATTTTATTCTCCATCTCTTTTAAAAAAGAATGAGGATCAACATCTTTTGGAATCTTAATATTTTCTTTATTTGATTTTACCTTATTAATAAACTTTTCATAAAAATTTAACTTTAATTCTAAATCACTATTATGATAAGGATATTTTTTGTTTTGTTCTTCTTCTAATAATAAAACAATTTTTTTAAATAAGTCTAAACATCTAATTGGATTTATTTTAAAGAATATTACAGGACACATATTTTTTTTCAATAATGATTTAATTAATTTAATTAAATTAAAATCACATTTTTCATTTTCTTCTACTTTATATTCATCTAAAATTTTTTTTACTGTTGTCTCATCTGTAATTGATAATTTAGTTAAATATTTTTTTAACTCATTTTCATATTTAATTGTATCTGTTAAATTAATTTGATCCCATTTTTCTTTTTTTAAAATATTACTTGGATGTAATATTGGCTTACCATTTTCTATATCTAATTTAACGTTATTACATAATTTTTTATACAAATCAAATGAATCACGTGGTGTAAATGATAACTCAGATTTGTTAAAACCATCATTTTTTAAATAATCAAAATCAATACAACTCAAAGGATGCAAATGAATTAATTTATTACTATTCCATAAATATCTTTGTTGAATAATAAATCTTTTTTTATACTCAATTAAATTAATATCTGTATTTTTAACACTCATCATCCATCTTCTTATTCTTTCTGGATTCTCTAAAGTTGCTGATAATGCTAAAAATGGACATTTTAATAATTTAAATATCTTTTCATATGCTCCACCCTCTTCTGAATTTAACATATGCCATTCATCAAATATAGCATATGTAAATTCATCTACTCCATGCATTGTTAAATATTCTTCTAATCTATTCGGTGTACCAACTAATACCTTATATGTTGTATCACTAAAATACTCTTTATTTGTAACTATTTTTACAGTAATACCTGTTAAGGTTCTAAAAATCCCACCAACTTGTCTAGCTAATTCATCTGATGGTACCACAAATATTGTTTTATGACCTACTACTGCACAGTATGAAGATACAACTGTTTTTCCTGCAGAAGTTGGTGCACAAATTAAAATATTTTTTTTTTGTTCGATTAAATTAAAAGTTTCTAATTGCCAATCATCTAAAGTCAATTTTGAATTATTAAAAGGATCTATAGGTGGTAAATACGATGACAAATTATTTAATTGTAATTCTAATAAATCAACATTTTCATATTTTTTTTTATATTCATCTATAACTTCATTATATAAATCAAATAATTCATCTAAAATAATATCATTCTGTAACGAAAAAAATATAATATGTGATATTATATGATAATCATCATTTAAAAATAATTTTAATAATTTTAATTTTAACTTTAATTTACCATAATCTGTCATCATCGATTTAACTCTTAATGATAAATCATCTAAATCTCCAATATTTTTTAAAAAATTATTTATTCTAATTTCTTCCTCTTTCTTTAATAATTCATTTGTCCTTTTAATATTTTCATCAATAATCTTTTGCGCTTTTTTTGACCTTTTAATAACCTTCTTTTCAGACTTTTGATATAATGTTTCCTTATAATATTCAATTGGATTAAACTTAGATACACCCTGTTCTCTTAACACATTAATATATTCATCATTATCTGGCATAATGTGCCAATTTAATTTGGGATTGTATAATTCAATATTCATTTATATATTACTTAATGATTGTCCTTTAAATAATTTAAAATTTCAAACATAGTCTTACAATCTACTTCATTATAACGAATTACTTGTTTCAATACTTTAGATTTTTTAATATTACCATAATTATATTCTTTCCATGATTTAAACATCGCATCTAAACCTGACATATTATCATCCCAAATAGTACTAATCATATTATTATAATACATACTTTTAGCTATTGTTTTCAAACTAAAATTTAATGCTCCCTTTACTAAAATACCATTATCTTTAAAAAATTTATGAAAATCAAACCAATTAATTTTACTAAATCTATGATCATATCTAATTATAGCATTATTATAAAACCTTTGTTCAGCTGAAGACCAATGAAATACAGAAGATTTCATTTTATATTTACTCTCTAACTCAATAATTTTTTTATTAAATCTTTTCAATAACTTTTCTTCTTCTTCCATCGAAATATTATTTACATACATACATTCATATTTCCACTTTTTATCAAACGGATTAGTCCAACCAATTCCTATCATAAAAATAAAATCTCCGTCAACATCGATTTTTGTTTTATCACTACTATTATTTAACATACTCTGGATTGTCTCAAAATCAACAAACAAATTTAATTTGTTATCACGCCAACAACCCCTATTATGATTAATCTTATCTATATTAATATTACTCTCACTCGACCTATTAAATTCTAATATCTTATTCACAATACTAATATTCTTAATACCTTTAATCCCTAACGTAGTTGCATTACATCTCTCATCTCTCCATGATTTAATACCATTACTTAACGCATGATTTCTATTATCTACTCCACATTGAAAAACACTAGTTATCTCATCATATTTATCAGATATTTGCTTCTTTACTTTATGATAATAACCATCCATCCTATTACACATATTTGGATATAATCTACTATCATTCGGAGGATCGTGTTCCAAATTTTCACTTTCATTTAAATAATGTAACCAATTTACCGCATCTAAAGTAATCTTATTATAACAATTATCAAAATTATCATAATCAATCACCCCTAACTTATTAAAAGGATTATTCACCACAATACTATCCCTTAAACCATTTACAATTTTATTCTTTATCCAACCATTCCCTAATATATAACTTTCTGTTGGCAAATAACCTTGCATCTCACCTAAACCTAAATTATATATGTTCAATTGCACTTTATATGGCTTTACATTAGGACTATTCCTCAAAGTAATCTCATTAGAATTAAAATGCATTCTAGTATTTTTTATATCAATACATCTATAATGATAATTACCATTACATATAGGCGCCCTGATTCTTTGCTCCTTTCTTGTAATAACTACATTATCTACAAGCTTATTTATGTAATCACTCCTGACTAATAAATCCACACAACCAAACGATTTTAACTTATTACACCTTATCACACCTTGATAAATAATCGGTACCCCCTCTGTCATCATCTCTAATGTTAAATTATAATTGTCTAATTGTCTAGACTCAATCGGCTCACATACCTTTTTCACTGAATTACCAAATTTTTTTATAATCTTATCTAAAATATACTCTTCAAAATTGTTACCATTAATTAATAGTAAATCTACATAACTTACAGCATCTAATGATTCCTTATGCTTCCTCTCATATTTACTACTAGGCTCAAATGAACACTTCATTTTTTGAGGTACATCATTGATATCTTTTACATTGTATTCCTTACAATAATCAAGTAAATGATCACTTAATGCAGCATTTCTTGTTTTACTCGCTGCAACCCATTCTCTGTCAAGATATTTTCTCCTCTTGTTCGAATTATTTAATGAATCCTCCCTTTTTCTCTTCATTATATATTATTTAATTAATTAATATATAAATTGAAACTCAATATAAATTATTTAAACGTTCGATTTTTATATAATTTATAATGAATAGTGAAAACGATGACGCAAGTATTGTTTTGGAGAGTGATTTTTCAGACAGTGATATGTCTGTAGATTTACCAAAAAAAATAGAAATAGAAAATCTTTCAGATGATGAAATATCGATTGAGAGTGATGATATATCAAAAAATAATGATTATACTAATCAATTTATGAAAGATATTGATATAAAAAATAATATTAATATAACATTTGTTGGAGAAATTAATGCAGGTAAAAGTTCATTGATTAATTCATTAATTGGAGATGATTTGTTGTCTGTTGGGATTAGGCGTACTACGCTTTCTAATACATCAGTGATAAGGACTTCAGTACTGGAAACTAATTATGAACATAATAACTATTTATATTTATCAAAATCCAATAGGTTAGACGTATTCTTTAAAGATAATAAAGTAAGTTTAATTGATACAATTGGTTTAAATGATCCTTGTAAGGATAAAGAGCAATATGAATGGTTTAATAAAAATTTAGATAAGAGTGATATAGTTTTTTTTGTGACGAGTTATGAAAAATGTTTTTCTACAGAATCGGAGCAGAATGCTTTTAAAAAAATTTATTCTCAAATAGATGAAATGAATAAAAAAGATCATAATGTATGTTTAGGAATAATTATAACAAAAATTGATACTAAGAATTCAGATAAGGAGTATAAAAAACAAATTGAGGAGATAAATAATTTTTTAACATCTTTAAATTTAGCAAAAAAATTTCCTATAGTACATATTTGGAATAAAGAATTATTATTATCTAGACAAATAATGGAGCTTAGCAAAAACATTAATTCAATACAAAAATTAGGAGTTATGAATAAAAAAGATTTAAAAAGTTTAAGATGGTTTAGTAAATATGGAGGAGAAGAATTAAAAAAGGTAATTAACAAATTTATAACAAATGGATGGAAATCGATAGATCATGCAAAAGAATGTAAAAGTAAATATTTAATGAATATATTCTTTGATAAATATAGAAATAAAGATGAAGACTATGAAATTCCTGTAGATGATTTTTTAAATTTATTGAAAGATATTAAAACATCTTATTTAAAACCCTATTTACAAAAAATATGTTTAGTGTATGACAAATTTAATTTTAATGAAATTATTGAGAATAATAATATATTAAAAAAAATTCATAATTTCAAATATATTTTGAATAATTTTTCTTCGGTAGAGCATATAATTTTTAAAATTTATGTT